GGATTAAAAATGACCGACCCGACCTCGTAGCCCTGGGTTGAGTCCGTGGTAACGCCTGGATCGGCCACCGCATTGAAGTTGTCGAACACCCGCTTGAGCGCGGCGCTCGGCGCACCGCCTGGCGTCTGCGGATAGACGCTGCGGATCTGACCGAGAAGGTTCTGGGCCATTCAAGCCTCCGTTCAGGCAACCCGACGGCCGACGATGGCCGGCGGCAGATCACCAGTCTCCATCGGACGCGGCGCGGCCATCGGCCGATTGGATTCCGGTCCCTGCTGCGCAGGCTGGGCAACCGCCATCGCTTTGCGTGGGCGACCGGGTCCGCGGCGCGCGGCGGCCTGCGCTTCCGGCAGATGCGGCATCGCCGGAATCTGGCCGTGCTGCACCGGCATCTTGATCTCCGGCACCGGCACGGTATCGGCCTTGGCGTCGGCCATGGCAGTGTCGATCAGCGTGTTCCGATCGGTCACCAGGCCATAGAAATGCCGGCCGCGGCGTGCCGCCATTTCCCGGGCGCCGTCGGTCTGAAGGTCGATCTCCACCTGCAGGCGCCGACGCGCGGCGTCGTTCTGCGGCACCATCGTCAGGTTCGGCGGGTCCGTGTAGTCGATGATCGAACCGCGCTCGAAGTAGGTGTCGTCGTAGTAGCCCGGCTCGTTGAGCAGGTAGCGGGGCACCTCGCCGCGGAACTGGCCCTCGACCACATTGGCCTGAAGCGCCGCCAGCGCCCGCCGGAGTTCCGCGTTCTCGCGGACCAACGTCGAGTTGCCGTCGTGCTGCATCGCGACTGCGGACGCGCTGTTTTCGTCGGACATTCAGCAAACTCCTTGCTGGGACAATACCAAACCTGTATACTGGCCCACATGAGAAAGAGAGAAAAACGGCTGCTGACACACGCCCGTCTGGTCGAAGTCCTCGACTACGATCCCGTCACAGGTTTCTTCACCTGGAAGCATCGCGCCGACGCGCTGCCGCGCTGGAACACCCGCTATGCCGGCAAGCGAGCCGGGCAGCTTATGGCGAAGGGCTATCGGCTCATCGCCATCGACAGAGGTATTCCCCAGTACGCCCACCGCCTCGCATGGTTCTACGTGCACGGCGAGTGGCCGCCCAGCGATCTCGACCACGAGAACCGGCGACGCGACGACAACTGGATCGACAACCTGCGGCCGGCGACCAATTCCCAAAACGGGATGAACAAGAGTGGCGTTCGCGGCGTCAGCTTCTACCCGCCCACCGGGAAATGGCGAGCGCGTATCAGCGTAGACAAACGCGAAGTCTATCTCGGTTACTTCCTGACGGAAGCCGAAGCGATGGCAGCTAGACGGGAGGCCGCCGAGAGACTTCATGGTGAGTTTGCCGGCCACCTTCGTTAAGCTACTGAGAATCCAGCCGGGTAAGCGCCGAGAGTGCTCGCGCTCTGCGGAGCCGCCAGGACGATGCCGGCCAGGATGGTGCCGGTCGAAATGGTTGCCGCGCCGCCGCCGGTCAGGTTCAGGTTCAGGTCGTAGTAGAGCGGCAGCGCCACCAACTGCGACGCCAGCAGAGGATCGGTCGGTCGCGATGGCACGTCGAACACATACTGCGTGCCGGCCTGCCAGCTTGCGGTCGATGCCGGCGTGGTCTCGTAGTAGACGGTCCAGTTCACCGAGTCCGTCGAACCGCGAAACTGCAGGTTGATCAACTGGCTCGACGACGCCGAGGTGAACGCCGTGCCGACGATCGCCACCACCTGCGGAATTTCCGCGCCCGGGCCGATACCGAGGTCTCGCGGATTGCCGAGGTTGATCGCCGTGCTCACCGATGAGGACGTGCCGACGATGCCGGCGACGCTGACGAACTCGCCAGCCGTCAGATTGTAGACGTTGCCGGTGTGATAGAACAATAAAGTAGAATCGAACAGCGCCATGAGACGGCTCCTATTTGTTCACCAGCAGAGTAGGCCATTTCGGCGCCCGAATTCGATCGGGTCCGATGCGTGCTTCTCCATATTGCACTTGCGGTGCAGCAGACGGATGTTAGACACGCTATTTGAGCCACCAAGCGATAGCGGCATGTAGTGATCGATGTGCGGGGTGGCATTCCCGAGAGACTTCAGGCACCAAGCGCAGTTGCCATGCTGCTTCTGGAAGAGCGCAGCGATGTCGGCTGGGGTGAATTCGCCGCCAGCAGCGAGTTTGCGAGCCCGTCGATTCCCAGCATAGGCGACGCCAGCAGCGCGAGCTTTTACTGGGTCCGCCCAATAGCGTTCGCGAAGCACCTGGCGGTGTTTCTCCGGATTTTCCTTACGCCGTTCGCGTGCACGAGCGTTCGTCACCGTTTTATAATGATCGAGGCGACGTAGCCTGCGAGCCTTCTGCGCAGCAGTTTCGCGTTCCAGGAACGTCGGATCGGCGGCGATATCCGCCAACCGCTTCGCTTTCTCTTTTGCGAGAATCTCTTCCTTCTTCGCGTTGTAGCGTGCAGTCGCAGCGGCCTTCTTCGCCTCGCGGTTGGCCTCGTAATGAGCCTTGGCCTTCGCGATCGCCTTCTCGCGAATTTCAGGATAGCGGGCGATATCATACGCGCGTTTCGCGGCACGCCGCTGCTCAGTCATCACACGCGGCATTTCTGGCACTCCTGCGGACAGAATTCCTGCCGCAATCATACCGGAAAAGTCACGAACTGCAATGGTAGAATAGCAGCGCATCGCGATTTACTTACTCACCTTTTCAGTGCGTTACTTACGTAAGTGCCGATTCCGTATTCAAAAGTGCATCCACCACACGGATGGGAATCCCGCGGAATTCGACGACGGGCTGGCCGGCGTATTCGGTTGGGCGTAGGAGAACATTCTTGTCACGAATCGCCTGGATATCAAGGCTTTCCCGGATTGTCCTGTTGCAGTAGAACGCCGGGTTGATGCCGGGCGCCGGCTCGTCGGGCGCGTCGGTCTCGGTGATGCCGGACGCGCGCTTGGTCAGCGTCGGGAAGCGAACCACGGCCTTGCTCATCAGCAAGAACAGGTCCGGCGGGGTGGTGCCGAACAGGCCGACGGCAGCGGTGGTGGTGTCGAGGTTGCAGATGCGGACGGCGTAGCGCCAGTCCTTCGTCACCAGGCCGGCGTTCCACTCGAAGTAGGAGGTGTACGCCGGGAACGGGTTGTTGCTGGCGTCATAACCCGGCACGATGTCGCCGCGATCCTCAAAGACAAGGCCGGCCTTGGTGCCCTTCGGGTAGATGCCGAAGTTGGTCATGTCGCCCCAGCCGACCATCCACAGGCTGGCGTTGCTGGAGGCGGTGCCGCCACCGTTGATGCAGTTCTGGGCGTTCGCCGCATTGGCGGTGGTGATGGTGTTGTAGCGCGGGGCAAAGCCGGTGAACTGGTTCGGCGCCGTCGCGCTGTTCCCATACCAGAAGCTGGTCGCCATCTGCTGGCTCATGCCTTCCAGGAAGGCCGAATCTTCGGTGAGCCGGATCTGCGCCACCTTGCCGCCGAGTTCGGCGACGCGCTTGTCGATCTGGCTGTAGGCGGCCAGGAACCCGAGGGTGTCCACGACCTGCGCGGTTGTCGACCGGGCGTAGGGCACACCAGCGTAAGCAAGGCGCCAGGTGCCGCTCGGCAGGCCGGTGCGGACCGTGCTCTTGTGGCCGGTATCCAGGTTCGACTCCGCCCAGGTCATGTCCTGGAAGAACTCGTTGGCCTGGCTCAGAAGCTCGGCGATGGTGTCGATCTCGCCTTCCGGGTCCATACGGCGGGCGGCGTCCATCAGGGACAGGAATGCCATCAGGCGGCTCCTTGGTTCGGAATCGAGTTGCGGTACATGCGGGTGGCCCTGGAGCCGGCCTGCACGGGAGTGCGCGGCATCATCGGAGTGACGACGCGGGCGGTTTCGGTGAGGCGGCCGGCGGCCCAGTTGACGAACCGGAGCACCTCGATGTGATTGCCGGCGCCCGTCATGGTGAAGATGTCGCGCAGCGCAGCGAGCCGTTCCGGGCCGGCGCTGGAGCCGTACAGGTCCATCAGGCCGCCCATGCGGGCCAGCGTGGTCTCCTGGCGGTTACGGCCAAGCTGAGGGTCGTTGCGAAACGCCGTCTGCCAGTCTTCCTGGGCGCGATCCCAGTGCTCTTTCTGGAGCCTGGCGGAGCGCTGCTGCGCCTCCTGCATCTCGGCGACGTAAAGGTCCATCGCCTTCTGGCCGAACTCCTGCATGGCCTCGTGGGCCTTCGTGGGATCGGCGGCGATTTTCGCCTCGGCCTCGCCGAGGATACCGGTGAACCCGGCCAGCTTGGCGTCGTCCAGTTTGATGCCGTCGGGC